AGCACACCCCCCGTCGCCTTCGAGACGAACCGCCATATTGCTAAGCGTGTACGTTACGGTGTACGTCTTGCCAATCGTCAGCGTAGTCGGCGCGCCGGTAGGAAGCGTTCTGAAGGTATTGACGTTTGCGCCTTGACCGGAATAATGCGCCTTGCCCGCAGAGATAGTCCATCCTCCGCCGACCGTCCAACCGGTTTCACTGGCAAACGCGCCATTGCTGATAAATTCAGGGCCATATAAACTCATGATCCGGCCTTTCTGTATTTATTCACGGCATCCTCTAAATGACGCAACACTTTGTCTCGCAAAACATCTACCGCCTTCTTCCGATTGGCTTCAAAAGCCTTTCGCATAAACTGAATAGGAGCCACATCTTTGTTGCCGGATGCTTTCTGTTTAGCTCTTTTTTCGCTCATGCCCTTCGCCATATACGCGCCACTTCCGCGCCACGGAAAAGCGTGTACGTACTCAATCGCAAACGGGATATAATAGCGAGTACCAGTGTTCTTAGATTCGTATACAAAGGCATCGGTTTCTTTGATAATCACCTTATGGCCATAGTTAAACTTGAGTAGCTTAGTCATGGCGCGAACGACAAGATTTTTGGCAATGGCTGAACCCATGCTTCCGCCGACAAGGGAATTGACGTTATTTTGAGCATCGACAAGGATAGTCTCTTTCTGGGTCTCGCGCGTACCCTTTCGCACAGCATTAGCAGCCTCTTTGCGCTCCAACTGCCGTAAGAGTTTTTCTATCTCGTTTGCGCCTGTGACCTTAATATCAAGCAATCCGTTTAAGCTCCAAAATCATGTACTCATCTTTCTCATCGAAATTCAAAACGGAAACCACTTCATAGGTCTTACTGTCGTTTGTGATGCGCCATGTCGGGCCGATGGTCGAGTGATACCGAATGACCGCCTGATAATTTATCTCTTCACTGATTTGCGCGGCCGTTTCCATCTCGCGCCCCGTTAATGGCCTAAGCGAACCCCAAACCGTCGTTACAGTCGAGTAGGTATTGACCACTTCTCCCGTCTCGCTCTGCGTCCCCGTGGGCGATTGAAGGGCTAATCTGTGCCTCATTCTTCCGATGATTAAAGCCATACGCGCTCCATGAGAAGATTTTTGGCCGCAAATGGTAAAG